ACTTCGCGCAGCGTGCGCTCATCCTCGTTCCACTCATCGCCGTTCTTTGGGATGGTGAAGCCGAAGGACATACCCATCGCCAACGCCTCGTGCGTCAGCTTGGAGATGACGCCAGCGGCGTCTGGATCGGCTGGGTCAAGGCGAGCCTCAACCTTCAAGCCGCGCTCGTCTTCGGTCAGCGTGAGGCGGCCGCTCGCGGTCGTGGCGAGTGCTCGCGTCTCGTCGTGTCCGAATAGGAAGGAGACAATCTTCTTGCCGTCAGCAACGCGCGAGAGCGTGCGTCGGAAGGCGCCTGGAGCGATGACCTCGGTGAACGGAAGTCCAGCCGACGGTGCGCCAAAGAGCGCGGCGTAGCCAGTGAAGGTCTTCTGACCGTCTTCGTCTTCTCGAACGGTGAACTCACCCATCGGGAGTGCGCGAGTTTCAAGTTCCTTCACGTCAAACCTCTCTTCAGTCTCTAGCGGCGCGAGAATGCCGTCTGCCCATTCTAGGACGCGCTGTGTGCCATTTTCTGCTGTGGGATCAACGCCCCACAGATAGGCGGCAACGGCGCCTGGTCCTGGGAAGTCCTCATCGTCTGGGTTGCTGTTGCGAGGTACACCTTCCCAGTCGCCACGGTGTCGCAGAATCCACGCCCGCATCCTCGTCACCTTGTCGTCCTCGACTTGACCCGCGCGCAGCTGACGCGCCTCTTCAATGGTCTGGTCGGTGAGTCCGTCACCGGCGAAGCCGTTGCGTTCGTAGGTCAGACCCTTCTCGGCTGCCTCTTGGATGTATTGCGGCACGTCAATCAGGACGCGCACTTGGTCATCTTCCTCGCCCCCATCGTCAGGCTGCCAGGCGTTGCAGTAGTAGGCGCCGCTCACGTAGTCATCCCACTTCTCGCAGTACGCCTTGTCGCCTTCAATCTTTGCCTCGTTGTAGAAGACGCAGTTGCCGCAGGCGCGGCCTTCTGGCACGTCAGGCGAGAGTGCAGGTCGGTAGTTATCAGGCAGGACGCGCGCGGCTGAATACTCGCCGCCTGGCTCAATGCCTTCGCCGAGTGAGACGGCAACCATCTGCGCGAGCGCATCTTCTTTGCTGTCGTGACAGCCGATGACCTCGCCGTCCTCCTTGACGGTCGCCCAGCCGTTGCAGTCTGGCGACTGGTCGGTGACGAAGTACGGCATTACTCTGTCGGCTCCGTGTCGCCAAGCGTGCCGATGTTGAGCGGCTTCCAGAACTCTGCGCCACCGTCCACCGGCGAACGATCTTCAAGTGCGCGCACTTCGTTCACGGACAGGAAGCCATTGTTGAGCGCAGTGGAGTAGGCGTTGTAGCGCTCCTGCGTGGTGGCGCGCAGCAAGCCGTCCAGCGTAAACTTCAAGAAGGTCTGCTCGGCTCCTGGAACGATGCGCTGGAACGATGCCTCAAGGCGCGCGATCATTGGTCCGAGTCCGAGTCGCAGCCACTCAATGCCGATCAACTCGACCGAGGCGTAGGAGGTGTTGCCGCCTGGATACTGAAGCAGATGCAGCGGCACACCGTAGATGCGCGCGATGGCTTCCACGCCGTAGTGCATCGTCTCAACGAGCTGCAAGTCGCTGATCTTTGCGCCGAGTTGCAGATAGTCAGCGCCGCCAGTTAGCACGGCCACGCGCCACGCCTTGTCCACGCCACCGTGTCGGCGACCGAAGCCAGTGCGAAGTGCCTCTGCCTGATCCTGCGTCAGTTCTCCTGGAACCTTGATCAGACCGCCGACGCTTGCGTTGTTCTCGTAGAACTTTGCGCTGAAGATTTGCGTCGCGCTTGCAAGTCCGAGCGTCACCTTGTGATGCTCGATCGGTGACAACCCGCGATGGTTCTCGCCAGTGGCGAAGAGCGGGATGTGGATGATCTCTGCGGTTGTCAGCGTGATCGCGCCTTCGGTGGTCTCGATGTAGTAGACAGGCTCGCCGAACTCGCCACTCCTGATCTCCACCTTCTGCGGATCAAGGACGCGCGTCTCAATCACATTGTCCGATGAGTCCCTAAGCAGCAATACGAACGCGTTTCCGTCTAGCAGAAGTGAGGTTGTCACGCGATGCTTGAACTCAAACGAAGTGAAGTTCGGATTGTTCGGAATCGGGAAGTCCATCCAGCGCGGACGCGGACGGTATGGTCGGCGCGTTCCGTCAATGCGGATGTAGGTATCCCACGGAAGTCCAGCGATCGTGTCGGCGTAGAGCTTCACTGCGGCGTAGACCGCACCAATGCTCGTCGCGTTTTCTTGGTTCACTAGCACACCGGCTGCGCCGCTCTGTGCCTCCTGCACAACCCACTGGCCGCCGATGAATCGTTCCTCTTGTGGCTGTTGACGTCCGAGGACGCGATCAAGGATTCCCATTCGTCTCCCTACAACTCAATGTATTTGACTTCGGCGCGTCGCTCAGGCTCTACTAGCAGAGACTTTACACCCTGGAAGCTGACCACAGAGGCGATTGCAGCGTCAATCTTATCTGGGCTTGATTTGTAGCTCTTGCCCAAGACCGTACCGTACCGCGTCTGCTTAGTATGCACGTTGCCAATGTGCCGAGCGATTAGTGGGTCACCATCGTGGCGCAGCCCCTCGCCGGTTGCGACGGCCGTGAAGAATCGGTCGCAGGCTGGACCCATTCGCTCAAGCGATGAGGTCGGGAAGATGGCAACGCGCGCTCCGAATCGCTGCACCCACTGCTCGATCTCCGTCTGCCAGCCAGGTGGGTCGCAGAACAGGGTTGCGTCGTAGGTCTTCATCACCTGATCCACCACGGCATCAACCTCGCCGCGTGGCACGGTCCAGTCTGGGTCGCGGGTGTTTCTCTCCCAGGTCTTGATGTGGAAGATGTAGCCGTCAAGCGTGCAGCCCACGAGCGACGAGGCGTCGCGCGCATACGAGCCGTCAAAGCCTATTGCGATTCGAGCGCCTGGCTTGGGCGCAAGGTCAAGGTCTTTGAGTCGCATCCACTGGTCAAGTCCGATCCATCGGTCTGGCGGCTGCACGAACAGGTTGAGGTGGTAGCGCATCATCTCGTGCCGAGGGATTTCGGTAGCGCGTGCGATGAGCCGCTCAATGTCTACGAAGGCTGGCGCGCTTGGGTTGGATTCTTCCAGCGCGGCACGCCACCCTGCTTCCGTCTCAAGATCGTGACCGTCTCTGGCAGCCCACCACTCAGCCAAGAACGATGGGTCGTTCACTTCGCCGAGGCTGATCTTCTTGGCGTAGACGAGCAGGCGTCCTAGGAGCGTGTTCTCGTCAGAGCCTGCGGTTGAGATGTTCAACTCAAGAGCCTCTGCGCGCTTGGCGAGCGAGTTGGATAGGACGAGGTGGACGCGCTCTTTGTTGCCTGTCCACTCGTGCAGCTCGTCGGCGATGAAGCACGTCGGACGGCCGCCGTCGTTGGTGCCTGCCGCAGCAGCCACGCGGTACATACGCCCTGGTCCATCCTTGCGAAGAATCTCGGTGTCGTAGACCTCAAAGTGCTTGGCGAGCGGACCCTGCGTCAGCATTATGCGAGCGGTTCCGAACAGCAGGTCTGCCTGCTCGAATGAAGCAGCAGCCACTGGGATGTTGGCTGCGAGTGGTGCCTTCGGTCCTGCTAGTTCAGCAAGAGCGATGGCTGCAAGGAGTTCGGTCTTGCCGTTGCCCTTCGGGGTGCCGAGCAGTGCGCGGCGCACGAGCCTCTTGCCTGTAGATGCGTCGTATTCGTAGAGCCTCCAGATGAAGGCACGCTGCCACGGCTCAAGCCTGAATGGGTCACCGAACTTGTCGCCTTCTCCGTGGACGAGATTGGTCTCAATCCACCGGCAGATGAGACCGCCCCAACTAGGCGGTGGCGGTGTCGGGATCGGACTGCTGTAGAGCGGCCTCTTCTGGCTCGGCTTCGGTGATGCGGCGAGGGTCCTCTTCCTCGCCTTGCTCGATGCTGGCTGCGTAAGCGATTCTGGCATTCAGTTCCTCAAGGCTCCTCGCGGCTTCGCTGAACTGGATACCCAGTTGCAGACCTGACCGTGGGTTCAAGCCTAGCCGATCCTCTAGCTGCCTGATCTCAGCATCGGCTGCTGTCCTCTGTCGGTACATTGGATTCACGACTGGCTGCCCTTGCGATCCAGCCACCATCGGCTCTGCGCGAATGAACGAGTCCATCCGCTCGCGCTCGTCGTACAGCCCGAACAGCCGCTCGACTGCTGGACGCTGGGCTGGCGCGACCAGCGAAGCGAACGGCGATGACCAAAAGGTCAGCCAAGATTCCTTCCAGCGGTCGCTCAGATGCGCCGGTGCAAGAGGCAAAGCGTCTTCAGCGATTGGGATTTGTGCCAGCACGCCGACGTC